ATGCTAGTGGTACTCCTATCAGTTGGAAAAGTGGAACTCATAGTCAAATTACTACATATAACAGACCTGCTAATATAAATGAAGACCAATCTCAATCTTTGAATTTTGGGTCTGAGATAGATGAGTATAATAGGTCAGGGAATAGTGCTATAATAAACAACAATTCATTATTTGGGAACTTTTATCAGACTTACATAACACAGGTATTTGATAGGAGAGCAAGGATCTATAAATATAAAGCAAAGTTACCTAGTAAGATATTATTAAATTATAATCTAAATGATACATTTACTGTATTTGATCAGGATTATATAATAAACAATATAAATGTGAATCTTATAACAGGAGACACTAACCTAGAATTGATAAATAAATTATTCTAATGCTAGAAAGTATTTTTAACATATTAGGAAAAGTAAAAGGAGATACTGAGAATATTAGGATTGCTCAGGGAAAATACTATTTGCCTAGTAATATAAAAGGAGCATTTAATCAAATAAAAACAGAGATAAGATGGCGGAAACAAGGGTAGTTACATTACTTGTCGAAACAGAGAAAGCACAACAGAATGTAGAGGCTTTAAATAAAGATCTAGCAACAACAAGTGATAGGCTAGAAAATGTATCGGATGAATCAAAAAAGGTAGAGGATAATTTTGATGGTGTTACTGATGCTGCAGATAAACTAACAGGAGGTGCTATCTCAGGTTTTAAGGGAATGATTACATCAATTAAAGGTGCAGTCACAGGTCTTAAAACTATGAAAGGTGCATTAATTGCAACAGGTATTGGTGCTTTTGTTGTGGTGCTTGGATCTTTAGCAGCTGCTTTTACATCCTCAGAAGAGGGTCAAAACAAGTTTAATCGTATTATGAAACAAATCGGCGTTGTGGTCGGTAATGTTAAAGATGCGGTAGCTGAATTTGGAGAGGGTTTATTTGCTCTAGGAGGTGCTTTAAAGAAAGTATTATCGGGAGATATAAAAGGTGCTTTAGATCAAGCGGGAAGTGCTTTCGATGGATTCTCTGAAAAGGTTAAAAACTTTAAACAAGAGACTTTAGCTGAATTAGGAGTAGCAGATCAAATAAGCAACAAATTAGAAGCTGCTAATAAATTACAAAGAGAGTTAATTGTAGATAGAGCGCAAGCAGACCAAGATCGTGCAAGATTACTCGAACAAGCTATTAATAAGGAAGAGTTTTCAATAGAACAGAGAATTGGATTTTTACAACAAGCATCAAAGATAGAGGAGGGTATAACAAATAGAGAGGTTGAACTTGCTCAATTAAGATTAGATGCAAAGATTTTAGAAAATTCTCTATCTAAGTCTACAACAGAGGATCTAGAAGAGGAAGCAAGACTAAAATCTGAGGTAACAGTATTAGAGACTAATCGACTTAATAAACAAAGAGAGGTAACAAGTCAGATATTAGGATTATACAATGAAGAGATGGCTGCTCGTAAAGAGAGAGATGCAGAGGCTAATACGTTTGCTTTACAAATAGAAAAAGACGAAGCTGAAAGGAAAAAGGTACAAAAGGAAAATAAAATAAAAGAAGAGGAAGAGGAGAAAACAAGGGCAAACCAAAATATGAAAGATGGATTAGCTAGGTTACAATATGAGGCTAATCAAAAAGTAGCTATTGCTCAATTTGTAGCAGATGCAGAGGCTCAGATAAGAGCAGCTAATATAGATAATGCAGCATCAGGTTTTGCTTTATTAGGAAGTCTTGCAGGAAAAAACAGGGCATTACAGGCCGCAGCATTAATAGGCGAAAGTGCAGCAGGTGTCGCAAAAACAATCGTTAATACACAAACATCTAATGCGGCTACAATAGCACAAGGTGCAGCTTTAGCAATACCAACTGCAGGTGCATCAGTTGCAGCAGCATCGGCATTAGTTGCCTCAAATAATATAAGTGCGGGAATTGCAATCGCGTCTAACATAGCGGCTACTGCAAAAGGATTAAGTGCTTTAAAAGCAGGAGGATCTCCAAAAGGAGGAGCAGTAAATGGAGTTAGAGGAGGGGGAAGTTCTAATGCAGCTTTGCCTACATCACAAGCACCTCAATTTAATGTAGTAGGTACATCAGGGACTAATCAATTAGCAGAGACTATTCAAGGGAAAAGTAATGAGCCTATGAAAGCCTATGTAGTGGCTAGTGATGTTACTACTGCTCAAAGTCTAGAAAGGAATATTGTTTCAAGTGCTTCAATTTAAAATACAAAATTTAAAGTTTTATACGTTATATTAATATGAGCAATTTTAAGATTATAGAACTCATTTTGGATGAGGATCAGGAAATGACAGGAGTTGAGGCTATCTCAGTAGTGGAAAACCCTGCAATAGAGGAGGATTTTGTCGCTTTAAAGAGTGAAGAGATTAAACTCGCTGAGGTTAATAAAGAGAAACGTATTTTAATGGGTGCTTTATTAGTACCTAACAAGCCTATATATCGCAGATCAGGAGATGATGAGTATTATATATATTTCTCTAAAGAAACTGTCGCAAAAGCGTCTCAAATGTACCTAGTGAATGGGAATCAAAATAATTCTACTATGGAGCATCAATATGATCTGAAAGGATTATCACTTGTCGAGAGTTGGCTAGTAGAGGATGAAATACACGATAAGAGTAGAAAGTATGGAATGAATGTGCCATTAGGTACTTGGATGGGAGCAGTCAAAGTAAACAATGATGAGGTTTGGAATGATTATGTAAAAACAGGGAAGGTAAAAGGATTTTCTATCGAAGGATATTTTGCTGATAGAATGGAGAGACCTAAGGAATCGGTTGCAATGTCTCAGGAAGAGCAAGAGGCTAAATTAATTATAGAGCAGTTAAAAGATCTTTTTAAGGATGTAGAATTAGAATCTTACTCAGACTATCCGGATGGTGCTAAGAATAATGCAAAGAGAGCATTGGATTGGGTAGAAAAAAATGGATGGGGATCTTGCGGAGAGGCTACAGGAAAAGCTAGAGCAAATCAATTAGCAAAAGGAGAACCTATAAGCAGAGATACTATTGCAAGGATGGCAAGTTTTAAAAGACACCAACAACATAAAGATGTACCATACTCAGAAGGATGTGGAGGTTTAATGTGGGATGCTTGGGGAGGATCTGCAGGAGTTAATTGGGCAATAGGTAAACTAAAAGAGATAGACCTAGAATTAAAGGAGCCTTGTTGGGATGGTTACGAGCAGATTGGATGGAAAGAAAAAAATGGTAAAAGAGTACCTAATTGCGTACCACAGAAATAATGAGAAATACATCATACAAAGTACAAGCAGACGTAGATTCTGATCAGATTAGGAATCAATATAATATTGAGGAGGGAGCATTTGTGCATACTGAATCAGGAGTATGGACTGTTTACAATGGAGATTGGGTTAAATTATACCCTCAGTCAGGAGAAGGAACAGGATTAGGATGGGTAAGATACCAAGATTCTCAATATACGTCAGGTTCTCCACTATCTTTAAGTGATGAAATACCTGTAACACTAACTAACAATGGTAATATAAAAACAAAGAGCGACAGCACACAAGAGTATTACGATACTGCTACACAAAAACTTATACCAAGCACTTTAAATGACGTTTATATTATAACAATAGAATTTAAAAGTGCGACACCAAACGCTAACCAATGCCATTTAGATTTATGGTTTGAAAATGGAGGTGGTTTACTTGAGAACTTAAATGTCTCTTTAGGTTATTACAAGGGTAATGCTACAACACAAACATTCCACAATACATTCCAATATTATATAGACCAAGACTTTATAGATAATAGCGCTAATATAAAAATACAATCACACGGAGATAGTGCGACAGTTTGGGATATTCAATACTTTATACAAAAAACACAAAGCTATGCTTAAAGATGACAAGATACCAAGTTACACAAGTCCTAAGGGAAGTGCTAGAGCGTGTTACTGTAAAGAGACCAATACTTATTCACGAGATTGTTGCGATGGATCCCTATGGGCGCAAGGAATTGGTAGTATTTACAGAAAAAGTTAGTATGAAAATGCAAAATAATAATTATTAACCGTTATATAAATATGAAAAATCCATTAGAAATGCTAAAAGAAATCAAAAGCGTGCTAGGGATTGAGTTATCAGAGGATGTACAGGATAACGTACAGGAAATCAAATTAGCTCAAATGACCCTAGAGAATGGTACTATCATCGAAGCAGAAGAGTTTGCTCCTGAGTTTGAAGTGTTTATTGTAACAGAAGAGGATAGAATTGCCTTGCCTGTTGGAGATTATGCTTTAGAGGATGGAATGATCTTAGTTGTTGAAGCTGAGGGTATCATTAAAGAGATCAAAGAAATGGAGGCTCCTACAGAAGAGGAAGCACCAGAGATGGAAGTAGAAGTTGAAGCGGAAGCTGAGGTATCTCAACCTAAAAAAGTAATTGAATCAGTAAGTAAAGAAACATTCTTTAGTGAAATTGAAAAATTACAAAATGAGATTGCCGAGTTAAAAACTCAATTATCTACTCAGAAAGAAGTTGAAGAGCAAGTAAAAGAGGAATTATCCTCTCAGCCTGCTGCACAACCTTTAAAGCATAGTCCTGAGGCAGGAAGTGAAACCAAGAAAATGGTATTTGGTCTAAACAGACCACAGTCTACAAGAGACAGAGTATTCGCAAAAATTGCAAACATTAAAAAATAAAAAAAACATTTAAAAAATGGCTACAACTACTGACATTACAACCACATATGCTGGCGAATTTTCGAGAGAATATATCGCTGCAGCATTATTATCAGGTGCTACCCTTAACAATGGAGGTATCACTATTAAACCAAACGTAAAGTATAAAGAAGTAATTAAAAAAGTTGCTACTGATTCTAACGTAATTAAAGACGGATCTTGTGATTTCACAGATACTGCTACTGTTACTTTAACAGAGAGAATCTTACAACCTGAGGAGTTCCAAGTGAACCTTGAATTATGTAAAAAAGATTTCAGAAGCGATTGGGAAGCAGTACAAATGGGTATGTCTACATTTGATTCTTTACCACCTGCTTTTGCAGATTTCTTAGTTGCACACGTTGCAGGATTAGTTGCTGAAAGCACAGAAAATAACATTTGGAAAGGTGTTAATGCTAACGCAGGAGAGTTTGACGGATTCGTTACTAAAATGACTGCAGATGCTGCCGTAATTGATGTTACAGGAACTACTGTTACCGCTGCTAATGTTATCGACGAGTTAGGAAAAGTGGTAGACGCTATACCTTCAAGCTTATACGGAAAAGAGGATTTATACTTATATGTTTCTCAAAATGTAGCTAGAGCCTATGTAAGAGCATTAGGAGGATTCGCTGCTGCAGGATTAGGAGCAAATGGTGTAAATGCTGAGGGAACACAATGGTGGAACAATGGAGCATTATCTTTTGATGGTGTTAAAATCTTTGTTGCAAACGGATTAGCTGACAACTATATGGTAGCTGCTGAGAAATCAAATTTATTCTTTGGCACAGGATTACTTTCTGACCATAACGAGGTAAAAGTCTTAGATATGGGAGATCTTGACGGAAGCCAGAATGTGAGAGTAATAATGCGCTTTACAAGTGGTGTAGAATACGGAATCGGAAGCGATATCGTTCTTTACACACCTGCATAATTCTAAATAAACAATCTAAAGGGGTAGGTAAGTCCGTAAAAGACCTGCCTGCCCTTTTTTTATTAATCTAAAAAACTTAAACATATGGCTTGTTCAATAGCAAAAGGGAGAGTATTGCCTTGTAAGAGTGCGGTAGGTGGATTAAAAAACATCTATTTCTCAAATTACGATGCAGATATTGCTGCCTTAACACCGAGTTCAGGGGTTATTACTTTTGATGATACAGAGACATTCTACAAATATGAGATAAAAGGAAACTCTAGTTTAGAGACTGCTATTAACTCATCTAGAGAGAATGGAACTACTTTTTATGAATCTACTCTTAGTGCTACTTTTACTTTCTTAGATAGTGCTACTCAGGAGGAGATCAAATTATTAGCTGCAGGGAGACCTCAGGTAGTGATTGAGGATAATAATGGAAATTATTTCTTAGTAGGTAAAGACCACGGAGCAGAAGTTTCAGGAGGTACAATCGTTACAGGAGCAGCAATGGGAGATCTTTCAGGATTTACATTGACATTAACTGCTCAGGAGACTGCACCGCCTTTCTTTTGTGATGCTCCTACTACAGGTGGAACTGACATTGATCCTACTGCTTAATTAGGATAATATCGTTCTATAAAATAGACCCTGCCATAATCGGTGGGGTTTTTTTTTGTTTTAAGTACAAAAATGGGAATTTATTACGTTATATATATATGAAACACTTAACTACAAGTACAGATCCTCAAACAATATTAATGATACCTAGATCTTACGGATTAGAGGGTACGTTAGTTTTAAGAGATGACAGTACAAATACAGAGAATAGTAATGTAGTTACTTTAGGCAAAACAGGGGAGTATATGAGCCTAGAGCATAGTTTCTCTTTAGTAGAGGGGAGATATTATGATTTTAGAATAGAAATATCAGGAGAGATCGTATATAGAGACAAGATATTTTGCACAGATCAGGATATTAATCAAACAAATAATGACTATTACTCTGTTAATGAGGGCGAATATATTGCAGATAACAGTTTTGACAATGACTACATAATATTATGAAAAAGAAACCTATTATAAAAAACTCTAGTGATGTCAGGGTTGTTAATTTAAGTACTTATACATCTCCTAAGGTATCTGAGGTAAGAGGAAAGGATTATGTCTCTTACGGAGCAGATAATAACTATTACCAATATCTGATAGATAGATATAATGGAAGTCCGACAAACAATGCTATTGTGAATGGAATTTCAGAAATGATCTTTGGAAAAGGACTAGATGCTACGGATTCTAACAGAAAGCCTGATCAATATGCACAAATGATGACCTTATTTACTAAGGATTGTGTGAGAAAATTAGTATATGATCTTAAATTAATGGGCGGTTGTGCTATGCAAGTGATTTATTCTAAGGATAGATCTAAGATTGTACAGGTTGAGCACTTTCCGGTAGAGACTTTAAGAGCAGAGAAATGCAATGAGGATGGAGATATAGAGGGATATTACTATTTTAAAGATTGGAGTAAGATAAAAGGATCAGATGAGCCTAAGAGGATTCCTGCATTTGGATTTTCTAAAGAAGCTATTGAGATATTATTTGTAAAACCTTACAGAGCAGGATTCTATTACTATTCGCCTGTGGATTATCAGGGAGGTTTACAGTATGCTGAATTAGAGGAAGAGATTTCAAATTACCACCTAAACAACATAATGAATGGTCTAGCACCATCTATGTTAATTAACTTTAACAATGGGGTTCCTAACGAGGAGGAGAGACAGTTAATAGAAAACAAGATACATCAGAAGTTTGCAGGATCTAGTAATTCAGGGAAGTTTATACTTTCTTTTAATGATAATACAGAAACTGCTGCAAGTATTGAGCCTGTACAATTATCAGATGCACACCAACAATATCAATTTTTATCTGATGAGAGTAGTAAGAAAATAATGGTATCTCATAGGGTTGTATCTCCTATGCTTTTAGGTATTAAAGACCAAACAGGATTAGGGAACAATGCAGATGAGATAAAGACGGCTTCTACATTAATGGATAACACCGTTATAAGACCATTTCAGACACTTTTAATAGATTCCTTTGATAAAGTACTTGCTTACAATCAAATCGCTTTAAATCTATACTTTAAGACGTTACAACCGTTAGAGTTTACAGACTTAGATAATGTAATTGACAAAGAAACTAGAGAAGAGGAGACAGGAGTTAAAATGTCAAGCGATAAACCTAAAGTAAATGATGACTTCGCAGACTTTATGGTGGACTTTGGAGAGGATGAGAATTTAGATGAGTGGGAGTTAGTGGATGAGAGACCGGTAGATTATGATCAGGAGGAGGCTTTAGATAAAATGCTAGGATTAGCAAGTACAGGATCCGCTAGACCTAATTCAAAGAGTGAGCAAGATGGAGAGGCAGGAGATCTTAGATTTAAAGTAAGATACCAATATGCACCATTACAAACAACTACAAAGAATGGAGAGAACGTATCTAGAGATTTTTGCAGAAAGATGGTTGCAGCTAAAAAGATTTATCGAAAAGAGGATATACAACAGATGTCTCAAAAGGTAGTAAATGCAGGTTGGGGACCCAATGGTGCTGATACATACGATTTATGGCTTTATAAAGGAGGAGGTTCGTGCCATCATTTTTGGATGAGAAAGACTTATATGGCTAAAGATGTTAATCCTGATGCTACAAATCCGAGAGCAGAAGTAAGTGTGAACCAAGCAAGAAGAGAGGGATTTACTCCTGAAACAAATGATCCGTTAGTGGCTAAAAGACCTACTGATATGCCTAATGAAGGATTTTTAAAACCAAGAGGATAGATGGCAACAGCATTATTTATATCAAGAACAGACTTAGTCAAAAATAGCATCCTAGATGGAAATGTAGATACTGATAAATTTATACAGTTTATTAAGATCGCTCAGGAGATACATATTAAAAACTATCTAGGAACTGATTTATATAATAAGATCTCTGCAGATATTATCGCAGGGACTTTATCGGGGAATTATTTGTCACTAGTTAATAGTTACGTTCAGCCTATGTTAATTCATTTTGCTATGGTGGACTATTTGCCGTTTGCAGCGTATTCTATTAAGAACGGAGGAATATATAAGCATACGAGTGAGAACTCAGAAACTGCTACAAAGGAAGAGGTGGATTATTTAGTAGGAAGGGAGAGAGATATAGCTGAGTATTATACAAGGAGATTTATTGATTTTATGGCTTTTAACCAATCGGATTATCCTGAGTACACGAGTAATACGAATGACGATATTCACCCAGATCACGATGCAACATTTCAAGGATGGGTACTGTAAAGTATAAAACAAAAGAGGTAAACCTCAAAAAATTAAAAAAATACCTAGAAAAGGAAAAAGATGGCAAACAACATAAATTGGGCAAATATATATTGCGTTAGTTGGTTTGGAGATGAGGATAATGAGCAAACAATACATATTGATTCACAACCTAATTGCTTTGTATAATGGAATGGTTCGCAAATTTAATTAATTGGGGTAAAAGTTATGAGGTGTCTTGGTGGGGCAATACAAATGAATCAAATGGATGGGGAATAGTTTACCCTTTTGATGCATATGGAAGTTTACTAAGAGTAGATACCACATTAGAAACATCAGATAATACATATATAACCGCAGATAAAACGAAATATTAAAAAATGGCACAACAAACAATTAACATAGGAACGGTTGCTAATGATGGTACAGGAGACCCATTAAGAACCGCATTTGACAAAGTAAACGACAACTTTACAGAACTCTATGCTGATGATGCAGGGGATGTAAATTCAGTTAATGCAGGAACAGGGATTTCAGTAGACCAAACAACAGGAGCAGTAACAGTAACCAACTCCGCACCAGACCAAACAGTATCTTTAGCAGACGGAGGAAACATTGGAATAAGTGGAACTTATCCAAGTTTTACTTTAACAAACTCTGCACCTAACGCAACCCACACAGGAGATGTAACAGGAGCAACTGCATTGACTATTGCAGACGATGTAATTAGTTATGCTAAATTAGGAGCAGAATTTACAACAACCGATGCACAAGGAAACGTAAGCGCAACAGCAACTTTAGACTTCGCTTCTAAACAAATATTTACCGCTACAATGACTGCTAATACTACTTTTTCTTTTAGCAATGCTAATATCGGTATGACTAAGGACTTGATTTTAACAGGTGCTTTTGACCCTACTTTTCCCGTAGGAACAAAGCAAATAGCAGGAACTTATAACGGAGCAGTTTCAAACTTTATTCAAATCGTAGCAGTAGCCAACGGAGACTATTGGTTATCAGTTTCACAAGCACAATAAAAAAGTAGATATGAAAGCAATAGAAATCAACGGAAATATTAAGACATTTAGAAGGCTTCCTAATGTATGGGAAGACGAAAGTGGTTTACACTTAAACTTTAGAAAAGTAGACGACCCAAGAGAGTTTGGCTTTTACGATGTTGTAACGCCACAATACGATAAGATTAGCGAAAGGCTTTCTGCTATGTATTTTGATGGAGATAAGTTTACTTACGATGTAGTTGCTATTGACTTGGAAGGTACACACGATGTATTAGATGAAGATGGTAATGTAATTGAAACAAAGCCTAACTATGATATTGAAGAGTTAAAGCAAGGTAAGATACAAGCTATTAAAACAGAGGCAGGTAAATTATTAAGCCCTACTGATTGGTATGTAACAAGACTTGCTGAAAGAGCAGTTGAGATACCAACAGAGATTGCAGAGGAGAGACTTGACATAGTAACAAAGTCAGATACATTTGAAACAGAGATTAACGCATTAACAACAGTAGAAGAAGTACTAAGATACACGCACGCATTTTACCCTGCCCCTGCATTAGATGAAGAAGTTGAACCTATAAGCGAGTAGTATGAATAACAGATTAATCAAATCAAATGATGCTGGAGGAGGTGCTTGCACTAATACAGTAGATTTATACAACCCATTTCCAGATGGTGGTGGTGTAGCTTTATATCAATTAAATGGAGATGCTACTGATGTTAGTGGAAACTATGACGGTACTTGGGTAGGAACAGAGGCTTATACAACAGGTGTATTTGGTCAAGCAGGGTCTTTTGGTGTTAGCAGTAGAATAGAAACTTCTTTGCATTTTGACGGAACAACTGCACAAGGTGCTTCATTATCTGCTTGGTTTAAAGGAAGTCCTGACAATCCTTTTTTCATAGTACAAGCAAAAACATTAAATCCTTCTGGTACATTTCTTGGATATATAGTTATTGGAAATTCAACAGGAGATTATACAGACGAAAGCGTTATGGTCGTATCAAGAGGGTCTTCTACGCTGGGTGTTGCAGTTAGAGAAGGTCACAATGCTTACCTTGATAATCAATGGCATCACATTGTTGTTACCTCTACTTCAACTTCCAAAAATATTTATATAGATGGTCAAAATAAAGCAGTAGTATTAACAGATGGTTCTGCCTCTACAAATCTTGAATATAAAGATTTAATGATACATTCAGATACTGCTTTTGGTGGCTCAAGCGAAATAGACCAAGTAAGAATATTCAACAGAGCATTAAGACCATACGAAGTAGAAGCATTATATACAGAAGAATATTGTACACCTACTATTGTGCCAAGTGAGCATTTTAATACTGTTTTGTATACGGGTACAGGGGCAACAAATCCAGTTACAGGAGTTGGATTTCAGCCTGATTTTGTTTGGTTAAAGAAACGAAGCGGAGTAGATGACCATTTTGCATTTGATTCAGTTAGAGGGGCTAAGTCAATATATCCAAACCTAACTAATTCAGAAGATTCTTTTACTTTTTCATTTAATACAGATGGATTTACTGTACCTGTAAGTGGAGGAACTAACGGTAATGGAGACACTTTTGTTGCTTGGAACTTTAAAGCAGGAGGCGATGCAGTAGAAAACACAGATGGAACAATAACAAGTCAAGTGTCTGCTAATACAGAGGCAGGGTTTAGTGTTGTTACATTTACAGGTAATGGCTCAACCACAAGTGTAGGTCACGGTTTAGATAAAAAGCCAAGCATTATAATAACAAAATCAAGAAATGCAGTAGATGGTTGGTTTGTTCAACAATATATGTATGTACCTTCAGGTAACGCTGCTTATGGATTCTTAAATACAACTGCAGCTTTTACAGGATTTACAGACTCAATAACTAATGATTCTGTTATGCAACAAGGCGGTTCTAATGGAGTTAATTATGTTTCCTACTGTTTCGCAGAAGTAGAAGGTTTCTCTAACTTTGGTTCGTATGTTGCAACATCTGATGTTCCTACGAATGTTATTACAGGATTTGAGCCTGCGTTTGTTATGATTAAAGCTGCGAGTGATTT